GCGACCCACTCGTACGAGACCTATTCAACGAATTCGTTTCAACTGCAGGAATCTTCAAACAGCAAAACGGTGGCGTAGCACAAGCAACCTTCCAATCAGCTGCAATGATGTTCCTAAACGGTGGCAAACTACGCGACCTTGTAGACCCATCAAAGTTCACCGACCTAATTCCAAACTTTGCAAACGCTGCTGACAGCATCTTAGGGTCGATGCCGTTCTTTGTGATTGCAGCGTTCTCTGGGTTACCGAACAGGGTGTCGAACATTGAACGTAGGTGAGCAGTTAGGCCTGTTACGATTGCTGATTCGTTCTCTGGTACTACACGGTCAATTGCGTAACCGAATGCTTTTTTGAAAACATTCTGGCGTGCCTGTAGAACAATTTCGTTGGCTTCTTTGGCTGTTGCGTTTGCTGGGATGTTAGCTGCACGCCATTCTGGGCTCTTTGAAATCTTGCGCCACTCTTTGATGTAGGTGTTGCGTAGTGAGTGGGCGAAGTCTGCAACGTCAGCACTGTTGGTGAGGATTGTTGACTCAGCCTTGTTTAGCAAGCCTTTTAGGTTCCAACGGCCTGAGGTTGCGTTTAGACGCTCGTTTAGGTTCTTTAGGCTTCGTGGCTTGTATTCTGCAGCGCCTTCAAGGACGGTGATTTTTAGACCGTCAAGTGCTTCAGCGTGTTCCTGCTGAATCATGCGCTGTGCTTTTTCAAGCGGGCTCAAACCAAGAGCGTCGAATGCTTGCTCGTTGTCGACAATGAATTTGGCAGCTTCTTGGCGTACGCCTTCTTGTGCGTCTACTGCACGTACGTTGTTTTCTGCACGCCAGTTGTCTAACCATTTGCGTGACTGTTCTGCGGTCATGCGCTTGTGGCTTGGGAAGGTTGCGATGGTGTCGATTGCGTCGTCGGCACGGTTTAGCATTCCTTGTGGGGTGCGGATAACGTCTTTGCCAAGGTCGCGGGCTTCTTTTAGAGCTGCGCGACGGCTGTAGGTTTCGCTAGGAACCCAGCGACCGTTTTGCCAGTGGTGAGTTGGGATGCTGTTCTTCCAAGCTAGTTGACGTGCTTCGTCAAGGTCTTTCTGGAAGCTTTTCATTTTTGTGCGCCAGGTTTTTAGTTCTGCTGCTGTGGTTAGGGCTTCACCGTCGATGACGTGTTGACGGTATGCAGCTTTTGCAGCGGTTAGGCGCTTGATTACTGTATCGCGTACAGCGTCGCTTGGGAATGGTAGAAGTTCACGACCTGCTGCAGCGTACTGTGATGAGTTCTGCTGTTTGAAGAAGCTGTTGATTGCTTCGGTCATGTCTGCGTATGCTTGACGGCTTGCAGCGTCTGCACCGTTTGGAATTAGGTCGGTGAACTTTGATGGGTCTACAAGGTCGCGTAGTTTGCCACCGTTTAGGAACATCATTGCAGCTGATTGGAAGGTTGCTTGTGCTACGTCACCGTTTTGCTGTTTGAAGATTCCTGCAGTGTAAACGAATTCGTTGAATAGGTCTCGTACGAGTTGGTCGCGGGCTGCTAGTGTGTCTACGCCTAGGCCTAGGTTTGCTTTCCAACCGTCAAGCAATGTGTTGAATAGTGATTCTGACAGGGTTTCTGATGAGGCAATGTTGTCTTCGATTGCTGCTAGTGAGCGTGCAATGTGTGCGCGTTCGAACTGTGCTACTACTGCAGGGTCTGTGATGGCTGCAGCAACTTGCTTTGCAATCTTTGGTGCACGGATTGAGTATTCGTTTGACCAGAGAGCTTGACCTTCGCCACGGCGAATCAGTTGGGCTTCTAGGTCGGCAATGTTGATTTTGATGCCGCGTTCTTTAGCTTCTAGCACCATACGCATTGCTTCACCAATGCTGGCGGTAGATAGCGTGTCAGTTTTCTTGATTCCTGCTTCTGCAGTGTCAGGGAACAGTGCACGCTTCAGAACTTTTTCGTATCCTGCGCTTTGTAGGGTTAGTGCAAAGTCGTGCATGGATAGGTAGACGAAGTGTGGGATACCTTTGGCTAGTGCTTCAGATTTTGAGTAAACGTTGCGGATACCTAGACCTGCAAGTAGTGCGTCGTTTAGAGTTTCTGAGCGTATGATGAATTCGTCTACGCTTAGCTGGGTGTCGTTGGTGCGCTTACGCATGATACCGAACAAGTTGCCTAGTACACGAACTTCACCGTACTGGTTGAATTCTTTTACAAGTTGTGCCTTTTGGTTTGAAGCGTATTTGGCTTCGCTGCTTAGGATTGCAAGCTTGCCTTGGTTGGTTGCTTCTTTGATAGCGTCTGGGCTAGACATAATGTCGTAGGCACGGGCTAGAATACGGGCGAAACCTTGGTTGACTGCGTATAGAACATCGTCAACCATTTTGCCGTCAGCTTTTTTAGCTTCGAATAGTTTGACTTGTGCACGGTCACGTGACTGGCTTAGCGCTACAGGGTTTGCATCTGCGGTGCCATCTAGGCGATTCTGTGCGTAGGTTGCTGCAGCTTCCGCGTTGCCAAGACCTGTTGCTTTTAGGGTGGTGTTGGCGTTAATCATGTTGATGCGGTTCTGTGTCTCGTAAACAGTCTGTGGACCTTCAGAGATAAGAGCCTGCTTTAGAAGCTTGTAAGAGTTCTTTGATGCAGCAGCCTTTTCAAGTTTCGCAACAAGTTTGTTCTCAGGGTCAAGCACCTTGACAATCTTCTCAAGAACGCTGTAGTCAATTTGGTCGCCAACTTTTAGGCCAGCAATGAATGCGTTGAAGTTCTCGTAAGAACGGTCAACGCCCTTCTTAGTGACGCCTGTGGTCTGCTGAGCAATCTTTTGGATTTCGTTAAGGCTCTTTTGTGCAGATTTGGCTTCTTTAGAGTTGGTAGGAAGCTTGGCTAGAATCTGTGGGGTGATGCCTGTTAGCGGGGTGTCCATAACTGGCTTGTCACCAACTGTGACGTTTACAGGTGTGGTGCTATCTTTTTGCTTCTGCACCCATGAGGTTGCTTCGTCAGCGTTGTCGAATGTGTGGACGATGTTGTCGGCGTCTACAACGTAGGTTGCGTCTGGGGCTACGTGTGGCTCGAATGGGGCTAGGTCTTGGAACTCTCCGTTGATTAGCGCACGTGTGGCTGACCCTGCACGCTTTGCAGCAGAGCGCTCAGCCTTCGCTAGGGTGCTTAGGCTGCGTTGTGCAATTTCACCTAGTACAACTGCTGCGCTGGCTTTAGCACCAGCCTCAAGGCCTGATGCGATTACCTGGTTTAGCGGTGTGCGACCAGTTGTTGCAACAGTTTTGTATAGAAGGCTTGGGAACTGTACGCCACCAATTTTTGGACCCTCAACGATGGTCTTTTCGGTTTTGGCTAGGCGTTCTGCCAGTGGGCCTGTTGGGCGAATGTTTTCAGGCTTAATTAGTGGACGCTTAGTGAACTGTTCTACGGCGAGCGCACCAGGCTTTAGGGTTTTAGCAACAGCACCTTCGGCAACGTTTGTTGCAACCTTCTCAGATACTTGACCAGCGTTCGCAAGTTTTGCTTGTTTAATGAAGCTTTTAGTTCCAACGGCGGTGGCTTTTAGTGGGGTTGTGAAGACTTTACCTGGTACTAGGTTTAGTGGGTCAAGTGCAATGTCGAGACCTAAACCGATTGCGTCAATTTTTCCAAGGATTGGAACATCCCAGATAACCTTTTTGCTCAGGTCAACTGGGGTTATTTTTGCTTTGGATAGTTCTTGTAGTAGCTCAGTGCCGTAGGTGGTTTGTTCGTCACGAGTCCAAGCGGTTGCATTTTTATTCGCTGATTCGATGTTTTTTGAGAAAATCTTGCCCCAGTCAAGGGCTTGTTTTCCTTCAGCAACTTGACCGCTTTGTTTGGCTGCTTCTGTTAGGTAACCTTCAACCCATGCACCACCAGTACCTAGTGCACCAAAGAAGGCTTTACCAAAGTTGACTATGTTGCCTAGTGGGTCAGTACCTGCTGGTTTTTTTGCTACAGGGGTAGTAGTACAGGTGCGCCAGTTGTTGGGGCGAAGGGGATTTTGCCTGTTGTTTTTGTTGTTGACGTTTTGGTGCCTGATGTGCCAACTGGGGCAAAGGGGATTTTGTCAGCCAAGATAGTCCTTATTTGATAGGTAAAACGTCTCTTTTATTCTACCAATTACTTCTTGTAATAATAGTTGAAGTACTCTTTAGCTTTGGTTTTGTACTCTTGTGGGTATTTGTTGTGTGTTGCTAACCACATCTGGTATGCCTGACCTGCTGTGCTTTCACGTGCGATTGCGTCTGTTTCTGCTTGTGCGAGGCTGTCCATGAAGCTGGTTGCGTCTTTGGCAGATGGTGCAATGTCGTTGATGTATGAGGTTAAACCTGCAAGGGTTTTAGGGTAAGTTTTTGGCTTGTTTGCTTTAGCTTGTGCAGATAACTGAGCACGGTAGTTTGCAGCAGCTTGCTGTTTAGCAGTTTGCTTCTCTTGGTAGTTGGCTTGTACAGATGTTTGAGCTGCACCAATTTTTGCTTTAGCAATGTCAGACTGTACTTGTGCGGTGTTGCCACCAATTTCCATAAGGCGGTCTTCAAGGTTTTTAGCCAACTGTTGTATAGCACCCACCTGCTGCTGCCCATAGCCTGCCTGACGGTTTTGTGTGTCAGTGACGGCTTGGTTTCTGTTGGCGTTCTGTAGGGCCTCCCAGGTGGTTTGGTAGGCGTTTGAGCGGGCGATGCCTTCTTCGGCTGCGGTTTGTACTGGGCTGGTTGCCATGGCAGGTCCTTGACCGCGTTCAGCACCTGTTGCTACAGCTTGTGCGGTGCCTGCTGCAGCGCCTTGGCGGGCTTCTGCTGTGCGGGTGGCAAGATTCATTTGCTGTTCTGCGATTGATTTGGTGAACTGGTCGTTGATGCGTGCTTGGTCTTGTACGGCAACGTCGGTTAGTGCACCGAAGATTGTTTTGATGTCTGATTTGTTTTCACCGTAGCGTGCTTTTGCAGCGATTTCTTGCTGTGCTAGGAAGTCTGTTACTGGCTTGTATGCGGCGGTAGGGTCAACGTAGAGGCCTGCAGCGTCTTTTGAGACTGTTTGTCCAGTAGGTAGTTTTACATCTGCCATTATGCGACTCCACGCTGTGCTAGTTGGTTTGTGATTGCAGTTTGTGCTGCTGCTGTTTTGTATTGCTGTCCAGCTAGTGTGCCAGTCCAGTCTGTTCCTGTTGCGCCGTAGTTAGCTAGGTATTGTTGGTTTAGTGTAGCAATTTGGTCTTTTAGGCTTGTTTGTGCAGCGATTTGGCGGGCGTTTGCTTCAGCTTCTGCAAGGGTTAGTGCACCTGCTGCACCGCCAGCCATGCCACGTGAAGCGTAGTTACCTGCAAGGCGACGGCGTGATTCAGCAGAGCTTTTGTTTAATGCTTTTTCTTCAGCAGCTGTTTGGGTTTGCTGGTTTTGTAGGTCTGCTAATGCGTTTGCACGTGCGTAGTTGAACTGTGACTCACCAGCAGCAAGGCTAGCTTGGTAGGTTGGGTCGCCTTCAAGGGTCCAAGTGAATGGTTGCTCTTGTGAAGCAACATCTTGAAACACTGGTAGTTGCTCAGGTGCAGCTGGGGTAGCAGGTGGCTTTGCTGGTGCAGCAGCTTTAGGCGCAGTCTTTGTTGGTGCCACGTAAGGCTTTAGTGGGCCTTTTTGCATTTGGCTGAGAAGCTGACTTGTAGTGATTCCGCGAATGTTTGCAGCTTTTTTAGCAGCAGCTTCCATAGCTGCGTAACGTGCAGCAGATGGGTCAGTAACAACTTTGGTAGATGTTGCTGTTTTTGTAGGGATGCTTTTACCGCCACCAACGCCTGATACTAATGCCATTATTTCACGAACCTTTGTACGTTAGAACTTGCGAAAGCACCTGCCTGCTGGCCTTGTAGTTTTGCAAGGATAGCGTTGCGACGTGCTCTAATCTTGTTGTCTCGTGCAGCGTAACCTGTTTTGTCAACTGCGCCACGGGTTGGTGATTTTGCGACACCGTTGTATGTTTTTGACCCAGCAGCGTATGGGTTGAATTCGAAGGTGCCTAGTAGGCTGCGTTCGCTTCCTGCCATTAGTTAGCTTCCTTCTGAATCTTAGCTTTAGCCCCAATCATTGGGATGATGCTAAATACTTGTACTGGGGATGTGGTTGGGCCACCGTCACAGTCTAAGTATAGCTCAAAGTAGATGCGACGGAAGCGTAAGGCCTGCTGTAGCTTGACTTCTAGGCGTAACGGGCGACTTGTTATAGGAATAGTGTCAACTAGGGTACCGATTTGGCCTGTTGATTGTTTTAGGTTATCCCAAGTACCAAAGTGAGTATCGCCAAAACCGTCAAGTGATAGGTCATCCCATGTGGAGAAACCAGTTTCTGACTCTAAATCTTTTGAAAGCTCATCCCATTTGATGATTACATCGTTTTCTGTCAGTGCAACAGGATAAGCTACAGCTTTGACTGGTAATGCTGTTGCTATGTCAGCTGTCCAGAAATATAGTCGTTTCCATTCCACAGGTGTTTGGAAGTCGTAAACTTTTGTTTGCATGTAGCATTTCATTGTTTCAGTGCCGTTTGCGGTTACGTTTGAGTCTTCGATGCGGTATAGGGAGAAGTCATCTCCGTCTGGGGTTGTTGCACCACTGATACCAAAGAAAAGCGATTCTGCGTTTTCTTCGGAGCGTCGCGGAACCGAAATAAAATAAGCGACCTTGTGTATGCTTTCCCATTCGCTCCATGTCTCCGTGTCTAGGTTGTATGAGTACATACTTCCGTTGTGCCAGACAAGGCAGCGACGTCCTACAATGCTTACAGCGTGGTAAAAGCGTTTGTCGAAATCATATGTCTCAAAGTTTACTTTTTGTGCGTTAAGTGGATAATACAACCAGTTCTGGTATTTGTAAAGAATCCCGCCCGATAGGACAAAGTGGGCGTTTTCAAACTTTACAACTGAGCGTTTGTTTTCTGCACCAATGTCCTGTTGCATAGCTTGCATTGTGCCTTCTTCAGGCACGTCACCGTAGCTATAACGGTAGGTTGAGCGGTTGCGGAAGATTACGATGTCGTTGTAGCCTTGGTCTATTGCGGTAATCCATTGTCCGTCTCCGCCACCAATTTCTACATACATGTAGCTTGAGTTGGCGTCTAACCAGTTCCAAACGGATGTTGATTCGCCTGATGGGCCAGCGGTTGAAATGTTTGTCCAGTAAACAATGTTTGCTGTTGCTGTGCCTTGCACACCGTAGCCAAAGAAGCGGGTTTGGAATAATTCAATACCGTTTAGGGCTGGCATGCTTGGCGTGTTGGTGAATGTGCCAGCTTCCCAGTATCCGCCTTGTCCTGCTGTTGCAGATGATAGGACTATTTTGTTTAGGTATTGTGTGCAGTCTGATGCGCGAAATGTTGCAATCTGGGTCCATGTTTGGTCTATGACGTTGTAAATCCAGGTTTTTGCAGTGGTAACAGCAACAAGGAAGCGCACTCCGTCTGCACGAATGTAGGTGCCTAGGATGTCAACGGCTTGCCCTGCTACTGGGGTTGTGACTATTACTCCTGCTTTTTTTTCAGGGTAGATTGCTGGGCGTGACATAAGTGAACCAGATGAGGTGAACTCAAAGTTTATGATGTCTGCGAGTTCGTTATCTGCAATGGATGACTGGTCCCAGTAGTTGTTTAGGCCGCCTGTAAAGTTTTGAAGTGCAGCGCTACGGCTGCGGATAGTTGTAGACATTACACTCCATAGTCAAATGCGTCAGGTAGCACCCCAGAGTAAAGTGCGTCCTGTGATACTGAATCCTTTGTAAATAGGCGGTCCAGCCCGTCGCGGAACTGGCGGTGTTTGAAGTTTGCAGCGTCGTAATTTTCGTCCATTTCAAGGGATTGGGCAATTACATAGTTTACGAGTTCGTTGAAGTATCGGTCTGGGATTCCAACTGCTGAGCTGAGTGCTGTCAAAGGTGTTGGATTTTTAATGTATTCAAGCTTTAGACCGTTGGTAATGGTTTTGTTTGGTTTAGGCCAGAAGGTTAGAACACCAGCACGCTCGTACCAAATGTCTGGGCGTTCAGCTGTTGTCAGCTTTGTTGGGTCTGCTTTTTGAATGTATTCACGGGCAGCTTGTGGTGTTACGTTATCAATTGGGTAGCCGTCAATGTATACGGCTTCAATTACTAGAACCTTGTCAGATGGGAAAGTGTAGTCTGCTTGGTCTTTGATTAGGTCTGTTGTTTTGCTTGAGCGAAGAATTGGGTTTGAGTTTACAATCTCACGCTGACCGTCATTAATCCAAAGTAGGATGTTTGAGTCGCCAAGCTGGGCGCCTGAGACGTCACCAAATGATGCACGAACGCGGGTTGCTACATCTGTTCCTGTGTAGGAGAATTCTTCAGCTGGCATGGCTACTTCCTAATGGTCTTACCGTCATGCTTCCAAACATTCTTGTTTGATTTCATGGCAGACTTCAAAATGTCTTTCTTTTCGGCACGCCACTCTTCTTCACGCTTCGCCTCTAACGCTGCGTGTGCCATCTCTAACAATTGTAGCTTATTGACCTTTGAATTAGGGTCATGCATGTTGTTTTCAATCAATCGAGCCACTAAACGGTGGTCAATTTCAGCCTCGTGAAGGTTAGTAATTAGGTACGCTGGCTGGAGTGCTGGCTCGTCAATTAGAGCAAAAGGCATCTCTGGGTTAAATTGTGGGTGGCCTGGCTCCATACGAATCAGGCGTACTGTTGGGAAAATGTCCTTGATTACGGCAGCTACTCTGCGCTGCTGGTCGTTGTACAATCCGTCTATTTGTGCAAAATTAATGAAGTTCATAGGTACATCTTACAGGCAATAAAAAACCCCCGCTACTGGGCGAGACGGACCACAGTAGCGGGGGAGTTTTTATAACGGCTTACAGCTCAGCGATGTTTGAAAGCTTTGCGTGTGCGTTACGACGGTAGGTACCGATTTCTGAGTACTGGTAGATACGAGCTTCGTATGCATCAGTGTCAGCAACACGTGACCACATTGAACCATCGCGGTCCATCCATGCCCAGTCGCGCTTACGGTTGATAACCAATTCGCTTGAAGACAATGCGTAAAGGGTTCCCTTTGGCGCAGCGTAGTCTGATACGAACTTGATTGGCTTACCTAGTGCTTCGAAGGTGAATGAACGCTGTCCACCAGTTAGGCCAGCGCCGTTGGTGAACTGACGGAAACCCTGTAGTAGGTTCCAGTAAGCGTTGTATACACCTGGTGATGCTAGGAATACGTCAACTTCTCCACCCTGCTTGTCAACCTTCTGAACTAGGTTGATAAGAGCTAGCTCGGTTAGTGAACCTGGGGTTCCTACTGAGCCTAGGGTCTCAACGGTTGAGTTCCATACTGGAACAGTTGCACCGTCGATGCCGTG